ATTTTGTGTTGAGAAAAAGTATCCTGTACTTTTTCCTGATCCCACCTATGAAAAGCCCGAAAATTTCATTATGACTAATTGTAGCCACAATGATGTTGTTGGCCTTACTAATAGGTACTTCAAAGAGGCTAAAAACACTTTTGTCGCCAATGTTTCCTTGATTGAAAACATTCTTGACGAGTTGGTTTCTCTATTGCGTCCCCACTTCAACGGACCGATATCCCTGTCTAAGTTCTTAGAGGATAAGAAGGGCCGCATGGCTGGACGTTATCATTCTGCAGCACTTGATGTGCATAGAAATGGTTTCGATGCAGTCAAACACTCTAGGGTGTCCGCTTTCATCAAAAATGAGCTTTATGGTGAGATGAAGCCTCCCCGTATGATCATGGGTAGAGATCCTCGCTATAATTTGCTTTATGGCTGTTATACAACACCTTTGGAACATGCCATGACACAGCTGCCTCAGATTTCTAAAGGAAGAAATTTCTTGGAACGTGGCAAGCAATTTTTTGACTGTGTGTTTGGAAGCTGGATACTTGAGGGTGATTTCAGTAAATATGAATCAACACAACGCTATGAGTTGCTCCGTTTGGTTGAGCTTGGCATTTGGAACCGTCTCCTGGATGAACATCATTTCAGAGTCGTCTGGAAATTGTTTCAGATTAAGATGGTTAAGCGTGGACACACGACCAATGGAACCAAGTTCTATTTTGAGCAATGCCGTGGTAGTGGCGATATGGATACTGGGCTTTTCAATTCTTTATTAACTTGGGTCAGCTGTCGGTACTTTGAAATTGTCAATGGTTATGGTAAAGGCAACTTCATCTGTGATGGTGATGATAATCTCATGAAAATACCTGTTGGTTCACAACCTAAGAACACTTTTTCTGAATTTGGATTCGATGCGAAACTAGTTGTTCGCACCGATTACCATGATGCAGATTATTGTTCCGGGAAATTCATTCAGTTTGCAAAAGGTCAATTTGTTTATGTTCAGAACATCAATAAGATGATGCAGTCATTGCCCGTCTTTAGGAAAACAAAATTTGAACATTGCAAAGGAGTTTATTACCATTCACTAGGATATATGTATGCCCAGCTATACTGCGGAATGCCATTTTTCCGCGACATCGCACACTTTCTCTGCTCTTTCTCTCGTCATAAACGCTACGTATCAACTGAAATGCTCAATGAAATCAATCCGTCGCATACTGAAGCTTTTCAACGCAGCCATGATCTGAAAATGGAATTTGACGAGGATCTTGTCTTGATTGAACTCTGTATGGCTTTTGGTCATTCTTTGGAGTCCTTGAGTTCCATCTCCCGGTTCTTTCGCACGTCAACAATCATCTTGGATGATGCCGAGGACAAGAAATATAATGCGACGAAACCCCCAGCGGTCAAGATCAGTCCTGCTGAAGCAGATGTTGTGCAACAATTGATGGTAGCTACCGTCTTGAACCAACAACTGCCTCCGGAGTATCACCACTTCGGTCCAATCTGATCTATACCCCGTCACCGGGCCGATTAAGTGCAGAAGCACAGGTGACGCAACTACTCACCACCACGTTGTGGGGAAGGGAG